GTGATGTTAGCAAATACACAGTACAGGATTTCAGGGATGACCCAACACTGAGGCCGATAGTTACAAAGCAGCACGAAGCAATTCTGGCTAAAGAACAACAGGATTTAGCTGATCTCTGGAATACTAGGGTTGAGGTACAACCATGATTATAAGACACAGCCTGCCGAGTAAGGCTTACACTAAGGTTGATCGCAATGTGTTTACGGATATGAGGTTGAGTGATGGTGCCTGTAGGTTGTATGGTTTCCTGTGTAGCTTGAGGAATGGGGCCAACTTCACAGATGCTTATATCCTAAAGGCAATGCAGGTGAGTCAGACGGTACTGACCCGCAGGAAGAAAGAATTGAAGGATTCCGACCTGATATTGATTGATCAGGTGAGTCCTAAGCTTTATGTGGTTTATATTGGATACACCTCTATGCCCGCTACTGTTGTGAAGAAGCAGTGGGTAAATGAAGATATGGATAGCTAGTCCGCAGGCGAACCGAAGCCCACGAGCACCGCAGCGAAGCGAGGAGCGCAAGTGAGGCGAAAGGTTCGACAAGGACGGGAGAGATGAAATGGGTACACACGAAGAAGGTTATTATTATTTAGTGAATGAAGGGGAGGATCCCGTGTTAGTGCATGGTTATTATTGTTCCGATCACGGAGGTTCATTTGGTTTCGGATTCAACATCTATGATGGAGGAGGTTTTATTCCTTTACTGGATTTGAGTGAGAAGACAGAATACATCAAAGTCAAAATAACAATGGTGCACTGATATGAGATTGAGATCCTACGTTGATGAGCTTTCTGGAGATGAAATGATTACTCCTATGGAAGCGGACGATATGCCGACATTTATTTTCTGTACCGGCGGTTTAGAAGTTGTGAACCGCTACAGGTTTGAAGTACTTGATCTTAAGAATGATTTGGATGTGTACGCCACGGAACCAACCACAATAACCATGGATTACGAGTAAACCCCTTAATTGGGGTTTTTTATTGTGTTTTACTATATGCTGCCTATACACTATGCCTATTAATTATTAGGAGTGCTGTATGACACAAGCCTTATCCATTGATGAGTTCCAGAGAGTACTACCGACTAAAGTTAAGAAGTCGGTCAATGCTGAGCTGATGAACCAGATCAACACAACGCTAACTAACCCAGAAGAGTTTGAAGCTTTCCGTGATAATTTGGTAAGCTACACTAATGTAATGCGCGAAGGTAAGTTTAAAGTCCAGAATTACATTGATGCTGTTAAGTATGTAAGCTTCAAGTTAATGGGCGATACCAATATACTTGCGTACTCTAAGACATTTCCTAGTAAGATTACTAGGTTTACTGCCGAAGGGGTTTCCTCTAAAGATATAGCTAGTTACTGCACTGCTTACAATAAGAGCAAGCTAGTTAATCTAATCTACGAGCAAACACTAATACCAAGCCATGTACTCAATGCTGATATGTATCAGAAAGCGTTGAATGTACAGGCTGAGCTCATGAAGTCTGCTAACAGTGAAAAGGTAAGGACAGATGCAGCAAACAGCATACTTACCCACCTCAAGCGTCCTGAGAGCCAGAAAGTAGAATTGAATATAGGATTAAAAGAAACCAGTGAGATTCAGGATCTTCGCGCAGCTACACAGGCTTTGGTAGCACAGCAAAGAGAAATGCTGCAAACTGGTAACTGGAATGCAAAAGAAGCGGCTCACTCTAAACTGGTGGTGGATGGTGAGTACGAAGAAATTGATTAAAGAGGTGGTTCATGAATATCACAGGTAATGGTACTTACAGTTTAAATGATGAGGTGGCAGGTAATTCCAGCTCTGTTTTCTATGTTGCTGGGACACAGGGCCCAGCAGTATTACAATTAAAGTATTTCTCGAACGGCACCGCTTACCCCTTCGCTGATGGGCTATTTGTGACAGGCGATCAGTATGAGGTAACCCACGGAGTAGATATTGATTTAGTACTTGTGGTAACCGGTGCTGATGGCTCTACCAACCTCGACGTAATAGCACGGGGGCTGAAATAATGAGCGTAATCCTCACAGGTAAAACCAAAAGTATCCAGACTTCGGGTATCTCCGCAGGGGATGCGGGTTGGAAGGATCTCGTACAATCTTTCAACAGTGCTAAGGTGGCCGGCGCTAAACAACCTAGTTTCATTCCTATTGTCGGGGGTATTGGTGCCTACTCATTCTCTGCCTCTACGGAGAATGAGCTAGTGATCAGTTTCCACATTAATCATGATTTTAAAGTTGGGTCTGCAATCTACCCGCATATTCATTGGGCACCTGCCACCACTGGTGGAGGTAAGGTTCGCTGGGGTATCGAGTATACTTGGGCCATGGGCCACAATCAGCAGAATTTTTCTGCACCTGTTACTGTCTACATTGAACAGACAGCTCCGGGTATTGTCCACCGTCACATGATTGCGGAGGTAGCGGATCCGGGCATTACACTTACAGGTTTAGAACCTGATTCACTGATCCTTGCGCGGGTGTTTAGAGATGCCGCACATGCGAATGATACCTATACAGGTGCAGTCTTTGGATTCATGTCGGATATGCACTATCAAGCAGACCACGTAGCTTCATTGAATAGGAAACCCAATTTTTACGCATAGAGGTGCCTCATGAGTGTTGTTAATAAGCAAGTACTCAATAGTGTTCTTAACGTACCTGACAGAGGTGACAAAGGTCTTGGTGTGTATGTTCAAGACCAGTCTACCGAGGTCTTGAACATTTCCTTTTTACAAAGTCTCTTTTCTAGCCTTTCTCTACTAAACGACACACAAATTGATAGCAAGGTTATAACCCTCAGCCCGGGGCACGGGCTAGTCGCTGGATCCTTACCTCTTGATCATTACCCTTTATCTACTGCTGGTGCCATTATGGAAATAGCTAGTGGGTCAACTGGTCGCTTTATTCAAGCAGAAATAGTAAGTGTAGTAGGGGATGTAGTTACACTGGATCAAGCCATAGGTGATGTGTTTACTGTAGAAGATGCACATGTACATGTGGGACAGAGTAATTTAATGCTGGTGGACGGATCTGTTACTCCTGTAATATTCAGCGTTAAACCAGATACGAATCAAGAAGGTGATATTACTTCGATTACTTTTGCAGCGTCGGGCCCAGATGCCATGGATTTCTCCACAATGGGTGGAGATGCACCATTGATTAATGGGATAGTTTTCCGCTCAGTTAGGAGCGATGGGAGTTATAAAAATATTGCTAATTTTAAAACGAATGGCGATATGATTCTTTTTGCATACAATGCATTACCATTAGTACCTAAAGCTGGCAATGCAACAAAAGGCTTAGCTATTAGGTCTACTTTCTCTGGGCAGGAGAATCAAGGTGTAGTTCTCAGGTTAAGCGGTAAAGCTAATGAATCACTGCAGATAGTAGTGCAAGATAATTTAACTGCGGTTACCCGCGCAACAGAAACAATTCGATTCATGGCCGCAGGAAGTGAGGTACAACATTAATACTGAGGAACTAATCAAGGTAGAGGATTATCTAAACACAGTGGATTACACTGACCCGATTAGATATGTCCCTACAGACTTCGCACTGCAGTTTATCAACTTCATTAAGTTGGTGAACGGCAACGAAGGAGAGGAGCACCTTACCCCGGTAGTGCATTACCACATGCTGGATAACATTGCAGGCAGAGGGAAAGACACAGTTAACATGTGTCACCGAGGTATTGCCAAGACTACGCTCTTGGCTGAATACCTTTTTCTCTACCTCGCGGTGTACGGTGACCTACCTGACTTTGGTAAGATTCAGTTGGCTCTGTATGTTTCGGATAGCATTGAGAACGGTGTAAAGAACATGCGCAAGAACTTGGAGTTCCGCTGGGAAAACTCTGAGTTTCTGCAGAAGTATGTGCCCTATACAAGGTTCACGGACATCCGTTGGGAGTTCAAGAACATTGATGGGCACACATTCATTGTAAAGGGCTATGGCGCTAAGACCGGCGTTCGTGGTGCTAAAGAGATGGGGCAACGTCCTACACTCGCAGTACTGGATGACTTGATCTCAGACGAAGATGCACGATCGGCAACGGTCATTGCCTCTGTCGAAGACACGGTGTATAAAGCAGTGGACTACGCCTTGCACCCTACGAAGAGTAAGATCATCTGGTCAGGTACCCCATTTAACGCTAAGGATCCATTATACAAAGCTGTTGAATCAGGTGCTTGGAAAGTGAACGTCTACCCAGTATGCGAGCAGTTCCCTTGCTCGGAAGAGGATTTCCGTAGCAGTTGGCCCGATCGATTTACTTACGAGTATGTAAAAGATAAATATGATAAGGCGCTAAAGGCCGGTAAGATTGATACCTTCAACCAAGAATTGATGTTGAGAATTATGTCCGAAGAAGATCGCCTAATTCAGGATAGTGATATTAGTTGGTACAAGCGTGGATCCGTGTTGGATAACCGAGGACGCTTTAACTTCTACATCACAACCGACTTTGCTACCAGTGAACGCACGGGTAGTGACTTCTCTGTGATTAGTGTCTGGGCCCTAGATAATGCAGGAAACTGGTATTGGGTAGATGGAGTTGTGAAGAAACAGCTCATGGATGCAAACGTAGATGATCTGTTTAGATTGGCTCAAGAATATCGTCCGCAACAGGTAGGTATTGAAGTGTCTGGCCAGCAGGGAGGGTTCATTCCTTGGATTCAAGGCGAGATGCTTAACCGTAACGTGTACTTCTCTTTGGCTTCAGAAAGCAATAATGGTAAGCCGGGTATTAGACCTACCACGCAAAAGCTAGTAAAGTTCAACGTAGTAGTTCCTTGGTTCAAGATGAATAAGATGTTCTTTCCTATTGAACGTAAAAATTCTCCTGAACTAGCGGAGGCCATGGATGAATTAACCTTGGTTTCGCCTAAGGGCATGAAAAGTAAACATGATGACTTTATAGATACGATTTCGATGCTAGCAAGCCTGACAGTGTGGAAACCTTCTGAAGAATCGAGTCTAAAACACGTTGATGGATCTGACATCTGGGAACACGAAGAAGATCATTCAGCCGAATCCAGTATTGGTTCCTATATTGTTACATAAAAAGTAGCTATGATAGGGGCTAATTTACTAACTCGTAGGGGCTTACTATGCTTCTCTCAGAATTTTTTGAGCACTTAACATTTGGCGAGTTGAGCCAATTGTTTCTAACTGGTAATGGTGTTGAGATAGAAGCAAGGGAATATCCTAAGATTGCTGCTCACCTTAACCTAGCCCTTACTGCCCTCTATTCCAGATTCCCTTTGAGAACCGAAGAGATCATCGTACAAGAGTATGATGATATTACCATGTACTTCTTGCGCCCAGAGTTCGCTGTAAACAGTGGATCAGCAGAAGCGATTAAGTATTTGGTGGACACTGTTAATTACCCCTTTGTAGGTAGAGTGTTGAAAATAGAACAAGCCTTCAATGAAGACGGTGAGGAGATTCTATTAAATGATGATCGGTATGCTGACTCCATCTACACACCTCAGTTTGATGTGATACAGATCCCAGAGCCAGTAGCTACCAACTCTGTATCAATTCTCTACCGAGCGAATCATGACAAGGTTGTGATTGCTCCAAGTACAGACTTAACTACAGTAAACTTAAATATCCCTGACTTCCTAATTACGCCAATAAAGTACTATATGGCCAATAATTTAATTTCTCCTCTAGCTGGGGAGAATGAGGGTATCGGTAATAACTTCTTGGCGAAGTATGAGCAGGAGTGTCAACGCATTGAGATGCAAGGATTATTTAATCCTGATACTCTGTTGGATGAAAGATTGAAAGCAGGCGGGTGGGTTTAACTATGAGTAAAAAATCAACGTATCGAAGTAATCCGTCATTGGTAGAGGAATTTATAGACTCAGCCTACGACAATGTAAAAGAAGTGGCTGATAATTTACCTGCCCTTTTAACTGCAGCTTCGAGTATTGCAACTGCCGGGGCATCCGCCAGTATCGCAACAACTAAAGCTGCTGAGGCAGTTCAGGCAGCGCAGGACACTGCTGCTGACGTAATCACAACTAATGCTAACGTGATAGCCACTGCTGCAGCTACTAACGCTGACGCGATTGCTACGGCCGCTGACAGGGTACAGACAGGTTTAGATAGAACGTCAGTGACCACAAACCTAGGACTTACGAATGCAGACGTAGTATTAACAAATGCAGATGTTGTTCTTACAAATGCTGATGTTGTGACAACCACAGCTAAGGCAGCGCAGACAACCAATGATGCTATCGCCACTGCAGCCGATCGAGTGCAAACAGGACTTGATGTTGCCACCACTGCTGCCAATGTTATTGCAACAGCGGCAGAAACCAATTCTGATGCAATAGCCACAGCTGCAGATCGAGTACAGACAGGCTTGGATCGTACTGCAGTAGCTAATGCCGAGGGTAGGATAAATGCTCTCGAAGCACAGACGAATGCTGACGTACTCGCAACCAATGCAGACGTACTCATAACCAATGCTGATGTGGTTAAAACAAATGCTGATGTGGTGACCACGGCTGCTGATGTAGCAACGTCTGCTAGCCTACTGGCGCTAACCACCGGTAGAGCTGCTGCTGCTCAGATCTCTGAGGATAATGCAGAGGCAATTGTATTTGGTGCTATTGGTTGGTCGGAGGAATGGGCTAATGCAGCCGAGAATACACTGGTATCAGCTGGTGCCGGCGGAGATCAAGTAGATGATTATTCTGCTTTACATCATTCAGCAAAAGCTTCTGCTCAACGTGTATTAGCAGAGACAGCACGCACCGGTGCTGAAACTGCAGAGACAGCCTCAGAACTTGCACTCACCCAATTCCAAGCAGCATGGCTAGGAAAATTAGCAGACGACCCAACGCTCAATTCTCTAGGCGTGGCACTCTCAGCGTCAGACGAAGGATTGATTTTCTGGCACTCAGGATTACAACGCTTCCGCATCTGGACAGGTGCGCTATGGCAAGACTCATTAACCGACGCAAATAAGATAGCGCAGATCGAGGAAACACATGCGCAGGCCGAGGAAACACATGCGCTGACTGCTTTCACTCAAGCAGCAGCAATAGGGGTATTGCAATCACTCCATCTGGGCGACATTTTTCCAGCTTAAACCATAAGAGGTAACACATGGCAACATTAGACTCGATTCAAATAGCGGTTGATTCCCTTACGGACTCGACCACAACACTTTTAACAGAAGTGACCGTCAGCAAGACAACACTGACAAATTCAAAAGACGCAGCAGCAGCTTCGGCAGCAGCAGCCTCTACCTCCGAAACCAACGCAGCGAACTCTGAGTCC